GAGCCATACCCAACTGGGCCTCCACTTGTTTGCGATACTCAAACCCAGCGTGCTCAGCCAAGTGAGCTTGCATAGCTGCCATGATCATTGGCGCTTTAGGATTTTGTCCCATCAGCTGCTGAATCTGCGGATCTTGCATAGCCGCCATGTGAACCTGAATGTGCGCTTGGTGATCTTGGAACTGAAACGCCTTGAGCGGTACACCGTTCATCGCATTCACGTTCTCAGAGATTGGATCCTTAGGCGTCTGGTCTTCAGGCAGGGGAACCAGCTTATCTGGGTTCTTAATGCCCAACACCTCAAGCATCCGTCGGTGCAACTCAGGCAGGTTATAGATATCAGGCGACATCTGCGCCATCTGAATAACCGCTTGGTACTGCACCACGCGCTGAGACATCGTCGCGGCATTAGGATCGCTGACTGGAATAATATCCACGTGCGAGAAGTCTGCCTTCTTCGACTTACGGCTACCCTTTTCAGGATCAAACTCGTATTCGTCAGGACTATCCTCACGAATAATCTCAGCCAACAATTGCAGCTCTTGCTTAAAGGCATAGTGAACCCGTGCCTGCACCGCCGTCATCACTTTCAGTTGGCGCTCCAGCAAGGCCAGGGTAGTACCAACTGGGGCCTGACTCGACATATCGCTGACCTGCATATCCGCAGTAGCCGCAAAACGACGGCCTTCATCAACAATATTATTCAGCAGCGTATACAGAACTTGGCTAGGTTCTTTATAAGGCAAGGGCAGGATGTTGTCCCGCAATGCGCCAGAGCCAATGTCTACGTCGCGGAACTCGCCTGGAGCAATCGGGGTATCGTCGCCCTTGATTCGGAGACCGCGTGACTTGAGCCCGCCTGGGAGATTGGAGAGTGTACCGGCATCAACAAGCTGGCGCATAATCGATGTCGCTGATTTTGCAAATCCGCCGATAAGGTGGAATAGCCCGAAACCATAGGCTCCAAACCCAGGTACATACTGGTAGTGTACAAAATGCTGTCTCTTGAGCTTGAGCGGATCATTCTCTTTCCAATTTCTGCGTATCGATAAAACCTGATTCGTACCCTTGACGATCGTCATTACATAAGGCAGGGCAATACCAGTCTCATCGTTATCATCGTCAACATCATTGAACCCATCTAAATCAAGGTCCACCAACGATTCAAACAACGTATACCGGTCATCGCTGTTATCCGTAAAGCCAGTCTCTTGGTCCTTGGCCTTTTGAATATCGTCCGTCGTGCGTGAGGGGTCACCCAACTCCACGTCACGATAAAAACCCGTCGCCATCAGCTTCAAGATTTCATTCTTCGTCATCCGCATCTCATGAGTAACGCGCTCACACGTGCGAATATCAGTACATCCATAAGGCAGAATCACATCTTCTGCTGGAATAAATACCGACTTCTGACGGCCCAACGTCGGGTCTTTATAAACTTTCTTAAAGGCAGAACCCGTAGCAGGCAAACTCCACAGCATCCGCTCTTGCTCAGGGCGGAACTCTGGCATCTTTTCTACCAGCTCATAGTTCATGTCCTCTTCAACATTCCGAGCCGCTTGCATCTTCTCAGGCGTTTCCTTACCCCAAATCGTCGTACGCACTGGTCCTTGGGCAGGGAACATTTCTGTAATTGTTTCCGACTGAAACCGTACCACCGCCTCAGTGATCATTGGGTGGAACACACCAGATGCACCCATCCAAGGCTCAGTACGTTCTTCATACTGCAGGCCCATCAGCTTTAGGCCCATCACATAAGTCTTCTCCCACTCTTTGCGGGATTGGCGGTCCGTATCTACACTCGCCGCCAGCTCAGAACCAATTCGCTGTAATACCGACTCATCCAGTTCTTCAGCCAAGTTGCCGTTAAAGCCTTCACCCTCTTCTTCTGGCTCCTCTTCCATGTCCTCTTCAGGACCTAAGACCTCAACCTCAACAGGCTCACTCTCTAATCCAGCTAAACCTTGGGGCGCTTGATAAACCGATTTGTCGATGTTAGTAGCCATGTATGTCCTTAAATAAGTTTGTTGCTGCCTTGCAGCGGTTTGTCAATCATGCCGCCTTGGGCCTTAGTAATATCTGGATTACTGACATCGTATGCACCACTGTTTCCAATTGCAGACTTTAATTGCGTGGGCTCAAATGCCACCCATGCCATACCAGAATCAGTTTCTGTTGGCTGGCTATGTGGGTACTTAATTCCATCATACCCTTGACTCTTTACCCAATCCGTCTTTTGGGCGTTGGTGTTACCTGGTATTTTATAGAACCAATCATCAATTGAATTAAGTTCCAATGGGTTCTTAATTGCCGCATGTACCGGCATCACATTTGCACCTTGTTGCGTCATGCCAGCGTACTGACTTGCCAACGACGGGTCTTCGGCTAAATGGAATCCTTCTCCCCATGTTGTTCTATTCAACTTGCTTGGGTCAAAGCTGGAAAAGCTCTTATCGGTTCCGTGGTACAAAGTCTGTGGCGCTTTGCTGTCCGACAAAAACCTAGCTAAGTTTGCTTCTTTTTGTGCCTGTGTTAATGCAACTCTTTCTGGCGCTTGAGCCATCCCCAATGGCGATAAAGCCATAGCAGCATTGATAACCTCTGGACGAATCTGAGTTGTTCCACCAATACCACCAGCACCAGTCGTCAACGGTTCACCATAAGAAAGTCGATCAAGAGTTTTAGCTATGTCTTCAGCACCTAAAAACTTGGCGATGCCTTGCATTTGTTGCGTACGTTGAGGAGCATAAGACTGCGCTAATGTATCAGACAAAGTTCCAAGAACTGCATTGCGCGGAGTAGCCTGCATCTCTCCCCTGCCATCTCTGGAGCTTGGCGTAGCTTGAGGGCTACTAAAATAATTTAGCAAATCTTGCAGTCCCATGCCAATACCTCAATAATAAGCGTGAGTCTTACGCTTAAAAAACTGTTGTTCCTCAGGTTCATCCGACTGCAGCCTGATAAACCCACCCCGCCTAAATCTCAACAACGCCTGCGTAGAACTATCCACCAAGTCATCATGCTCAGCATTAGGAAATGACGCCATCTGATCAATGACCTCCTGCGCCCACCTCGTCTCGGGAGCCCACACTTTACCCGATCTAAACATGTCCGTCACGCTGTTTATACGAACAAACTTGTCATTCCCCCGACTAGGCGAATACTCTTCAACAAAAATCCCCATGCTCCTAAGCTCATAAATCAACGGCGCACCAGCAGCCTTCGCCTCAACAATGAACGCATCAGGCTCCCACTCCCTATAGTGGTCAAACGCCGTCTGCTTCAACTCAGGAAACTCCATCCGCTTTTGAAACGCATCCAGCAAAATAATATTCACATCACTTGGGTCTTCATCCAAATAGAAAACCCCCCACGTCGTACACGCAGAAAAGTCACTCCGCTCACTCTTCGTAAACGCCGTATCCCAAGACTGAATAATGAACTCACACGGCGGCGCTCTATCCGCCTCCCACCGTCTCCACCACTCCCTCTTAACCAGCGCACCTTCTTCACCCGTAGGACTCTGCTGATACTGAGCATTCCACTTAGCCGGTGGCAACTCCTCCTTCAGGGCAGTCAGTTCCTCAATCGACCAAAACTCCGGCCACAACGGCTTACCACTGGGCATGATCGCAGGCAGTTCAATGACCTCCCACTCCTCACCCTTATCCCGCATCGAGGCATCTTTAATCACCCGACCCGTCAAGTCTCGCTCAGCCCAGCGAGTATTGTGGCTTACAACCCCGTTGGCAATGAAGTTTTCAGTCTTGTCAATCTCAACATCAAAGACTTCTTCTTTTCCATCAGGGGTTATCGAGACTATCTGATCTACTGTGAAGTCTGAGATATGATGCAGCTCGTTCAAGTATGCTTGGCGTCTTTCCATAACCGACGGTAAGGTTGCAGTCGTTACAGAGCAATCCTCTGACGACTCCCGTGTCGTGGCAATGGTCGATGCATAACTTTGCATTCCAATGCGCTTTTGTGTTTTTTGAAGAAGGTTCCTTACCGCACACATCACACTTGTTGTTACGTTCAGAAACCATGACTTCGTATTGTTCAACAGTAATGCCGTATCGGTGTTTGATACGTCTTGCTCGGTTTTTTTCTGGAGTTGCTGGCGGCAAGTATTTTTTTCTGTAGCAATTG